AAGGAATTAAATTATCTGAAACTTGGTTGCAGTATACAGCTGCATCACAGCTAATAGAACCTAAAGGAATATCAACAGGGGTTCCTTTTTGTGCAAAAGGTAGAGCTGAAGTAAAATAGTCATGCTCCCAAGCACGTTTACGCATTGTAAATAAACGAGCATCGTCTCCGCTTGTGGCGTTGTTTAAACCATCACGTAATTTAAAATCTATAGGAGTAACTAGATTTTGGTCGCGGTAATATTCGTTGTAAATACATTGATAAGCAGCCATAGGAAATGCACTGACGTTTGTGGCTGTTTGTCCTGTAGCAATTGGAGGAATACCAATATAATCTAAAAATTTTTGGTATTCAGGAACAGTAACATAGCTGTCAGTATAACGAATATAAGGAGGAACTAAAGCAGTATCATTGGAGATAAAGTCCTCCCAATTGTCCCATAAAATACGGTTAGGTACAAAAAAATAATGCACTGTTACATCAAAACGATGCATAACAGGTGCAGTTAAAGGAGCAAAGCGAAGTAAGCTTTCACATCCTAAATCAAATTTATCACCTGGAACAACATCCATAGCTAAAACAGGTACTAAATTACCCATTTTGGCAGTAAGTTTAACATCATGTGATAAATCAAAATAGTTGCTGTTTGGTTTTTGCAACTTGATTGAGTTGAACAAATTTTTCATTTAAAAATTTTGAAGTTAAAAATAGCGGGCATTTCACCCGCAAGGCTGAGGGGGCAGCTATAAACGAATTCCACCGCGTGATACGTAGTAAGTTTTCATACGCTTTGAGCGTTTACCACGTTTGTAAGATTTGCGTCTCATAGTGTGATTTTTAAAGGTTAAAAAATTATTTTCCAAGAACTAAACGAAGTAATTGAGCAGCAGTAGAGCCGATAATACCCATTGATTTGATTTTGTTCATAATTTCGGCTTCATATTCTGCTGATTTGTTTTTATGCCCAAGTAATTTTTCGGTCATAATTAAATTGTCTATAGATTGTTTTACTAAGGCTTTTCGTTCAATAGTTAAATCGGTATCTGCTAAAATTTTTTTTGTTTCATTTTGAATCTTCCAAATTTTTTGTTGTTCGTTCATAGCTTGAGAGTCAGTCATAGCTCGTTGATTAGCAAGAATACTAGATTTTGTTTCAAAATTAGTTGAAAGAAATTTTGTGTTAAGATTTTTCCAATCGGTTTCTGATGCAGCTTTTAAAGCGTTGGCTTTAGTAAGATTAATTTGTTCTTTCATTAATTCCATTTGTAATGGATTGAATAAAGTTTGTTGGTCAAATTGTGGAGCCATAGCCTTAGGAGTGTCTAATGTAGAAGAACGAACAGCAGGGGCTGTATTTGTTTGACCATAAATTAGGTGAGGAGATAGTCCAGCGTCTTTGTATCGTTTCATTTGAGCAGTAGGAGAATTATATTCATTCTGTCTATTCCAATCGGCAAGAGCGTCTTGTCGTTGGGTATTGTACATTTCTAAAGCAGTATTTTTATTTGCTTTGTTTGTAAAGAATGATGATATAGCATTTACGCCTGATGCAATAGCACCAGCGAAAGGCTTAGCAGCGGCAAGGATTGCAGGAAGTCCCATATTTAAGTTTTTTGATTAAAAGATAATTTTTACGTTTAATGAATTGGTTGTTTTTGTATTCAATCCAATCATTATATACTTGCCTAAAATAGGCTTGATTAATAGCAATAAGAGTAGTTGGTTTTATATTCATAAATTGTTTTTTCGCATCGGTGCGGTTAACGCTCCATTTTCAATGCGATAAGTTTTTAAAATAGGTTTTAAAGAACTGTTTGTGATATTGCCACTTCTTTTTTAAATACCCCTCAGGGGCTTGACCTTATGGCTTCCACTTCGCTTAACTCGTCCGCTTCGCTACCTCGTTGGCTATCGTGGCCGCCATTGGGTCAAACCCCTTTTTTCAGGGCTTAGGGTATAAAGATAGTGTCAATTAGCACTAATATATCAAGGTGATTAGTGCTTTTTTTAAAAAAACTGAAGTTTTTTTTGCTTACGCTGGGGGCGGAGTCCGCCCCTCAACCCCACCTTTTCAGGGGCTCTGCCCCTTACCCCGGGTTTTTTTAGGATATTGTTAAGGTTGTTGAGGTTGTGGATTGTTAAGCGATTTTTGAGCCTCTAAAGCCTGTTTAATGAGGTTTTCCTCATACGCTTTGCGCTTCGCTTCAGCTTCTTCGGCTTTTTTCTTCTCTAATTCGCTCATTTTCGCGTTTGCACGCTCTTTTATATCGTCCAATTCAGCTTGAATTTCAGTTAAATCAAGCTTGCGAGGGTCAGGAGTATAGTCGTCCTGAAAGACAGGAACTTTGCCCTCCATGGGAATTCCACGAGTAAAGCGTGAAAGAATTTCACGCATAGACATAGTTTGGTCAGGAAGAGTTAAAGACGGTTGGGTAAATGTTTTATACTTACGTACAGGTCGGCAAAAATATGTTTGTACCATTATAAATTGTTTTTGCGCCCTTTATGGGCTTGTGAATACATTTTTTTAAAGGCATGGTTGCGACGTTCGTTTAAAATTTCTTGCCAATTTTCACCCAATTCAGCAATGGTTTTTTCCTGTTGCTCATAAGACTTTTCTTTATGAGCAATGTGTAACATTTGCTGTTGATATTCATCATAAATTTTATTTTTATAATAACGAGGCATTGAAATTTTTTTGTTATCGTCGGTTGTTACATAAGAACGATTGGTTAAATCGTCATGATGCCATTTAACCATTTTTTCAGTTAAATAATTAGAGCCAAGTCCTTTAGACATCAAAGAAAATTCTTTTTGTCTATCGTCATTTTTATGTTCGGGTATTTTATTTAATTTGGTCATGTACTTAAGTACATAACCAACAGAAGCCCCGCGAACATCACCAAAATAGACAGAACCAAAAGGTACAGGCTCGCGCGTAATTGGGTCATCCAAAGCCCAAGCTTTGAGAACATTGTCCATAGTCGAGTTAAAGAGAATAAGATGATAATGCGGGCGCGAGTTGTCGCTGCCATATTCTCCAACTGCATAATACTTAATACGGTCTTTTTGTAGCTTACGAAGCCGTTTAAAAAAGAGTTGTACATGTTTTTTGTTTAAAGTTAAAAAATGGTTTTTTGACATAATAGTATACGTTTCGTCTTTAATAAAACGTAACACATAGTCAGGAGAATAAGTTAACGTAACAAATAGAGCTGAGGTAGACCTCAGCTCTTCTTTAATTAATCTAAAAGACCATCCACTTGCACGACGCTTTAAACACTCGGGGCATTTGCCGCAAGGGAAAGGGATTTGTTCGTCTTTTTTTATGTATGGATTCATACAATACGACATTAAATAGGGTTGCCAAAAATTGGCATTAAACGACGAGCCCCAATTTTGTGATATAAATGAACATACAAATAATCTGTGCCGTCTTGAACGGCAAATATGCGTTCTGCGTCTTCAGGTGTACACTCAATAAATTCTTGTGAAAGTGTTGGCTCACTTCCAAAAATTCGGGTACAAGTCCAATAGTCTAAAGTTGTTCGGAAATCACCTGCAGTACGGCCTGACATGTACTTATATTCCGAATAACGAGGATTATATCCAAAAGTATTTTGAGCGTTGGCAGTATAAGCATATAATTCCTGTACTTGAACTTCTTGCTCACCAATATGAGCAAAATCAGGCCAGTAGTAGTCTAATCGGTCATTTCTTAAGAAAGAACGGTGAATGCCTTGTTGATAATTGGTGCGAGGTAAAACACTCATGATGCCAATTATCCAACCGTGTTCAGTGGCATAATAAGAACCATTACGGCCAGTGTTTATACTTACAGCGTGTCCAGCCATGTTGCCTTGAGGAAGTCCACCATCTTCACCTGTAGTGTTTAAAATTTCACTAATAACTACAGGAGACTTAACACCAGTAATATATTCAGGTCGTTGTAAACGAGCGTCTGGAGATTTTACGCCAAAATTAGCAAGTATGCTTTCAATATAACGAGTACCACCTCGAGCAGCTTTTTCTAAAAAGCGTTGTAAAGCATATGCACGACGTAAATCATTAATAGTGGTAGGGTCAACTTCAAGATCTTCTAATTTAGCGTAAAGAGCGTCAGGATTAACACCTGCACCAGTAGTAGGG